GTACTTCTGCTGGAATTCCAAGCAGGCTCTGTATAAAGATCGGTAACAGAATCCGAATCTTGATAGCGCGCTCTGAGATCAGCACCCCAAGCGGTCGGCACAGTAAAATTGTCGTCGCGATCGAACGACACGTCAGTATACCGAGGACCGATAACCGATTCCGAAGCGATTAAAGGAGAAGGACGCAAACGTTGATCCGGAATGGAATCAGCTAAAGCATCCTGAACATCGCTCTCGGTTTTGAGGGTAGGCCGAATAGTATCCCTGCCAAGATTGAGCAGAAAATCAGAGAGTGTACTGGTGAGAGAATCCTCAGTGGGTTGTCGACTCGAAGAACCAACCTTATGTGGAATCGGACGAAGCAACGAGAGTGATTCTGGTGCATTTACAGTCGGCGTAGCCGAAACTGTATTTTCTTGAATGACTGGAAGGGCAGATTTGCCCCTACGGGTGCGCACGGTAGGAATATTAGGCGGCCTAACAACCGGTTTACCGAAGTTGATATCGGGCCTAGCCAAAGAGGAACTAGAGGCATGCGGTCCAGTTGGAGCCGCATCAGAGGAAGACGGAGTGAAAGTAGCTGTTTGATAAGGATGGAACAGTTGGCTCCAATCTTCGCGTCCCACATGACCGAAAGATTTGATAGTGTCGAAAATATCTCGAACACGAGCAACAGCGTTACCATCAGCTTCTTCGCTACTTAACAATGCAGCATTTTGTGCGATGATTTCATCAAGCACACGATCAGGCGAAGATTCAATCTTGTTAACCCAGTCACGAATAGATTCTTGAGTCTGGGCAAAATGACTGTAATCTTGGTAGGTTTTGGAAGTTATAGAAATAAACTTCCTCATGATGTTTTGGCACATAATGCGACCAACAACCTTACCACAGAATTCAGCAGGATCTTCTTCACACATGATCGATTGCAACCTGGTAGAAACTTGAAGGTTAGCAAGATGTACAGGGTTTACTTTAAGCTCACATTGACGCTTAAACCCATCGTCTCCTTTAATAGCCATCGCAAAGGGTCCCTCGCCACGGAAAAAGTAGTTGGTGATCATTCCTCCTAAGAGAGAATTAGTTAAAAGTGTCGCTGGATCTCCTGACAACTTTTCACTACCAAGTTTTCCTTTAATACCTCCATCGGAGAGTACACTAGAACCGTTGCAGAACCGTAAGTAATGATCCCAAAAGTCTGGCGAAATACCAAGACTTGTAATTAAGGTCTTAACAAGAACCTGACAGAAATCATCCTGTTGAGAATCGTACATTTTGAAGTCCGTGACGCCATTGACAGCGACACTAGGAACTTCTTCAAGTGCTTCGTTGAGTCTTTCAGTAAGCTCATCTTCCGTCAAACGATTGTCATAAATGACGTTCGATTTGAG